CTCTTACGAGGGTAGACATTACCTCGCGGATAAGCGCGCGTGGTTGAAACCCTAATCAACACTTGTTGTTACACAAGCGCTAATCAAAGTAACCACGCAGTTCCATCACTCACAACTGTCTTATGTGAAGGTCATTCCTATAAAGGTTTGGTCCGGTCAGTGCCGAGAACACTATCATTTCTGGTAGTGCTCTTTGGTAGACTGAGCCGGCCTCTATAGGTCTGGTCGATCATCTGATAAGAGAGTGGGGAGGATCGCTGCTGTCGGAGAAGTCGTACTCTCACTGTCGTTGAAGGCTAGCACCCTAACTTCGGCAGGACAGGGCCCCTTTCACTGCGTGCAATTTCATATAATCGTTGCTACAAACTTCAGATTAAGTACGATAGGGAAGTTAATCCCCTTAGTATTAACCTTGTTTTGTAGTCAGTACGAAAATTATGAAACACGTGTACTAGCTTACATTTCTACATTCAATCATAATGTGGCCCATCAAGGCCTCGAGACGACTGTCTACCGGTATAAATCGGTTAGACTAGCTGTCCTGAGATACCTTAGTGGGAACCCACTTTATGAACTTGAAGGTGTGGCACTAGATTCTTCAGGTTTTCCTAAAGAGCTTTCTCAATGGAAGGATGATTTAGATAACCCTCAAACTATAAGGATCCTCCTCACGTTATTAACGTTGGGGAGAGCCTTTAAGTTTAAGGCTATTCTAAAATTATCCACTATTGAGGAGCCCTCAAAAGGAATTCCTCAAAATGAGGACACTATAAAAGTGATCTGTAAGTCTCTAGGTGTCTACCCTCAAGAGCTTAGCTGGACAGGATTTCATTTCTCTACAAAGAGTGGTCCAAACGGGCCTGCTTTGGCAACGTCATTAACTGACTTGGACGCCTTGTCTCCAATACAAAAGGAAGATATTATCCTTTTGGGAGGCTTGGCGCTTCAAGTAGCTATGACGAAGCCATTTCAGCCGACCGGTTTGGGGTACTCAATGATGGAGATTTGGAGAACTATCCATTCTAAGCCATTGAAGTATACTCGTAAGCTTAGTTACTTTAGTGATAAGGAGGGTAAATCTAGAGTGATAGCCATTCTTGATTATTGGACTCAATCTGCATTAAAGCCTCTTCATGAGGAGTTAATGGGGATCCTGCGAAGTATTCCATCAGATTGTACCTTTAATCAGGATGACTTTCTCTCTTCTTTACCTTCTGTCGGTCCATACTTCTGTTTTGACCTTTCCGCTGCTACTGACAGGATGCCAGTAGACTTTCAGGTTAGTGTTTTATCTAACTTGATCGGAAGGGAAAAGGCAGAGGCATGGAAGCGTCTGTTAGTGGGTGAGCCGTTCGCGAACAAAGATTGCGACCATCCTGTATATTACAGGGCGGGGCAACCAATGGGAGCATACTCATCTTGGGCAGCGATGGCACTAAGCCATCACGTAATGGTGCAGTTATCGGCAGTTAACGCTCAGGTAATTAAACCTGGGAGTTATTTTGCTGATTATTGCCTATTAGGTGATGATTTAGTTATTGCCAATCGTGAAGTAGCCTTACAATATAAAATCTTGTGTTCTAAACTAGATATGCCAATTTCTGAGGAGAAAACTCTAATATCTGAAACGATGTTGGAGTTCGCCAAAAGAATTGTCATAAATGGTGTAGAGGTCACAGGGTTTTCTATTGGAGGTCTCTTAGAGACTTGGAAGAAGTATTCACTTCTTCATGAGTTCCTAAGAAACCAGGCTTCTCACGGATGGGACTTGCCTATCTCTGTGCACCCAGACTTGATCCGATCCATATTCGGTCTATTTAAACGTTTCGCACATGCGGAACGAATAATTAAACTGTATATGGTTTACCACTATATCACCAACTTCATCAGTAAAGTTACTGATGAAGGGGCGATATACGTTGACCGTATTAATGCAGGTCACTCATTACGAGTGTCCGTGCAGCAATACTTCCAACGTACTTTTCCTTTATGGGAGTTTATTTCAACCCCTGAGATGATGAATCTCCTCATTGACTATGTCAAAGAGATAAAGTTAAAGATAGCGGTATCGGATGTTGAGAAATTGTTTGAAAACCGGGATTCGATAGTGAAAACTATGGATGACCAGGCTTTAAAACATTTCCCAAGCTTGAATGTCCAGTTATACCAAGCTCTTAGACGTGAGACGCTTCCCGTAATTAGTGTTTGTAATGACCTATTGAGGTTATCTGTCGACGCCGTTAACCGTTTGGTTAGCGATGAAGACGTAGATATTTTCTCTCTAGGAATTTCCAAATACTATGTCGGGGAGGCAATCTTCAGCTTAAGAAGAGCTCGGTCCATCTCACTAGCTCAAGCTAGACTCACTAAGCAACTTCTAGATGTCTGGCAGGATAGATTCTTGGAATCTAGGCCGATGTACCAATATATTGAGAAATATACTGGCTTCGTCTCAGATTCTAAGGGTTCTAAGCTGTCATCATCTAGAACCTCCTTTACTCCGGTTAGCCCTCAGGAGATTTCTCAAGCTTATCCTTCATCGAAGAGATTTAGGATAGGTAAGAGAATTCACCGTAAGGGGCATAAACTAGTGTAGAGGAGGTTGCACGTGTAACCTAATTTGACCTACTGAGTATGAAACTCGAGCGGGCACCTAAACCTAGTAAAATGTAGTCCTTTGGATGTAGTTTAAAGTTA